GGTATATTCCCAGAGATAGACCTAAGTTTTCTTGATGTCGTTAAGCGGGGGGATAAATAATGGCTTCGGAAGAATACAAGGCTGAAATGGGTAAATTAGATAGAAAGGTCGTTTACGGTGTACCTGAAATTACTCAAAAAGAGTATGACGCTTTTAAAAACAATCCTAATAACTTTGACCACGATGAAGAGTCAACTGACGATATGACACCTGCTCAAGAAAATGAATGGCTACGCTCAGGGGGCTTCTAATGACTAAAGAACAATACGATAATCTAGCCAAAAGGGCTGGTCTTGGTGAGAACATTTGGTCAGAAGCAGAAGTATCTGATTGTTGCGGTGATGAAGTGATTATGGGCGATATATGTAAATCTTGCTTAGAGCATTGTGATGTTTTTACAAATGACATTGATAATGATGGTGGTTATGACCAGTACAAAGAAGAAAGGGCAGGTTTAGATGTTTGAGGTATTACTTGGTTTGGCTATGTTGTGGTTAATGTGGTTGATAGTATCAATCATTGATTTGAATGTAAGAGAAAACAAGAGGAGTAAGAAATGAAAAAAAGTGAAACGATTGCTGAATTAGGTTTGGCATTATCATTGGCTCAGGCAGAGATGTCTAATCCAGCCAAAAAATCAACTAATCCATTCTTCAAGTCGAAGTATGCTGATTTGGCAGAGGTGATTAATATCTCAAAACCAACACTGGCAAAGTTTGGGTTATCTATTATCCAAATGCCTTATGTTCATAATGGCTCAGTGGGTGTAGAAACAATGATTATTCATAAGTCAGGTGAATACATCAATTCACGATTAAATATGCCACTAGGGGCAAAGAAAGATGCTCAGGCGGTTGGCTCGGCTATAACTTATGGTCGCAGGTACTCATTAGCAGGTGTGTGTGGTATTGCTCAAGAAGATGATGATGGTAATTCAGCATCAGGCAAGAAGAATAATACTCAATCAACGACAGTTTCAAAGAAACAAATTGAAGAGGCTTTAGTATTGCTTAATACTCATTTTGAAAAAGGAGATGATGATAAAGCGAAAACTGTTTTAGAACACGCTATGGCTAAAGATGTAACACAAGTGGTTGATAGATATTACCAACTCTATCCATTACCAACTGATTAAGAACTGCTGGGTTTGCTACCTATATTGAGCGGTCGGGGTTATCAGATGTTTTCACAAATCTCCACCTCGTTAGATAAAGATGAACAGCACGACTTGTAGGCGTAACCTACTCTAAATTAAAAGGAAAATATGGAAAATTTAATATTTGATGAAGATAATCTAAAAGAGAAATATGCCACAGCAATAGTTATGTTGGCTGATTTTGTTAGATTAAGTGGTAAAGAGTCAAGCCCTCAGATGATAAATGATGGCATTGAAAAATTAATAGCAAGTAAAGACAATCCAGTATTAAGTATGGGCGGTTTTAGTCAAGAATTACACTAGGAGAAATAAAAATGGCAGAATTTGTAAATGGATTAATGGTTAAAGCACCACATCAGAACGCACCTGACTTTGTTAAGTGTTCAATATCAATTAAACGAGCAGACTTGGGTAACTGGTTAAGAGGCAAGTCAGAGGAATGGATTAATCTAAGCGTGAAAGAATCTAAGGGTGGTAAATGGTATGCTGAGGTTGATAATTGGAAACCAAATACTGAGCAAGGTGTTCCTGCTACTCCAAAGGTTGATTCGTTTGAAGATGAAGTGCCTTTCTAAGAGAATGTGTGAGCAGTATGAAAACTTGGGGTTTTACTATCTTTGAGGAGATTCTACCCACACAATTAATATAATACCTTACAACTTAAATGCTGTAGGGTATTTTAATTTTTTACCCCTTTGATTAAATAGTTCGCTATAATGAGGTATTGCCGAGCAATCCCCGAGGGAAAATGAAATCAGTTTTAACTAAAGTCAGTGCGATAAAACGCAATCCAAATAATCCTAGAATTGTCAATGATGACAAATTTAAGAAACTCGTAAAATCAATACAAGACTTTCCCAAGATGTTGGAGATAAGACCTATTGTTGTTAATGACGATATGATTGTTCTTGGTGGTAATATGCGCCTTAAAGCGTGTAAAGAAGCTGGATTATCAGAAGTGCCAGTTGTTATGGTTAGTGATTTGACTGAAGAACAACAGCGTGAGTTTATCATTAAAGATAATGTTGGCTTTGGTGAGTGGGATTGGGATTTGTTAGCTAATGAGTGGGATACTGATTTATTAGATGAGTGGGGATTGGAAGTTGAAGAGAAACAGATTCTTGAAGATGAAGAAGATGATGAAGAGCCTGATATTGAATTTACTGAAGAATTAAATGAAACGCATAACTATATGGTTTTATATTTTGACAATGAGATTGATTGGTTAAACATTACATCTTTGTTTGGTCTTAAAACTGTAAAAGCATTAGATAGTAAAAAAGGATTTGAGAAGAAAGGTGTTGGAAGGGTTATTAAAGGCTCTGATTTTCTTTCAAAGTTAGATTTGATGAAATGAAGATAAGTATTGCGATTCCTTCGTATAAAAGACCGAAGGTTAAGACACTTGAATATATCCCTGATGCTAGAGTTTATATTTGCGAGTCTGAATATGATGAATATAAGGATGCTAATAAGAAGATTGAATTAGTGAGTATGCCAAAGGGAGTTCAAGGTAATATCGCTAGAGTAAGAAATTACATTATAAAACAAGAACTTACAGAGAATGATTCAGTATGTATTGTTGATGATGATATGGACTTTATTGGTTATTTCGAGAATAAGAAGTTAGTTAAATTCAAGACAGATGAGATAAGACCTTTTTTAGAGAAGTACACTTTGTTATGTCAGGACTTCGGATTTTATATGTGGGGATTGAATGTCAATACTGATAAGCAATGCTATAGAGAATATACACCGTTTAGTACACTATCATTCGTGGGAGCACCTTTTACTGTTACATTGAAGGGGAACAACTGTTGGTATGATGAAAGAATCCCATTAAAAGAAGATTATGATATGACTATTCAGCAAATCAATAAGAATCGTGGCATATTAAGATTGAATAAGTTTTGTTATCAGGTGAAGCAAAGTAAACAGACTGGTGGATGTGCTTTATATAGAAACATTGAAAGAGAAGAACAACAATTAAGAGAATTACAAAAGAAGTGGGGCAAGAGAATTGTTAAGGTGGATATGAATGATAGAAGTCATAGAAATGTTCAGAAGAAGAATACCGATTACAATCCTATTATTAAAGTTCCAATAAGAGGTGTCTAATGAAAACAAAACCATTTAAAGAAATTGATTGGGATAAGGTAGAGAAACTATGTGCTATTCAATGTACTGGTGAAGAGATAGCAGGAATATTAAACATTGATTATGACACGCTTAATGCCGGTTGTAAGCGAGAGAACAAACTTGGATTTTCGGACTATTTCAAGCAAAAGAGTAAGAATGGTATTGCTTCACTAAGAAGAAGGCAGTATGCGGTGGCTATGGAAGGCAACCCTACTATGTTGGTATGGCTCGGAAAGAATTGGTTGAATCAAACTGATAAGTCAGAATTGGATATACAAAGCGATATGAATTTAACTGTTGAATTTGTAGAGCCTGATTCTTGAATGTCAAAATCCCCAAAGCGTTCATTCCATTATTCAAACCTGAAAGATATAAAGTTTACTATGGTGGAAGAGGTGGTGGTAAGTCGTGGGGATTCGCGTTATCACTTTTAGTTATAGGTGGATTACAGAAGAAACGCATTTTATGTACTCGTGAAGTACAAGGCTCAATAAGAGATTCAGTCCATAAGTTGTTATGTACTTGTATTGATAATAATAACTTAGGGCATTTCTATCGTATTACAAGAGATGCTATATTTGGTATCAATGGTACAGAGTTTATCTTTCATGGTCTAAAGCATGACCCGATGCAGATTAAATCGCTTGAAGGTGTGGATGTGTGTTGGGTGGAAGAGGCGCAGAAGATTAGTAATGAGTCTTGGGATATTCTTATTCCCACTATCCGTAATAAAGGCTCAGAAATTTGGGTTTCATTTAACCCTAATTTGGCAACAGACCCTACTTACGATAGATTTATAACCAACAAAAGAAATGACCAATTAACGGTCAAAGTCAATTACTACGATAACAAGTTCTTTAGTAATGAATTAAGGGCTGAATTAGAATATCAAAAAGAATTAGATTATGATGATTACCTTCATATATGGGAAGGCGAATGTAAGACTACATCAGAGGCACAGATATTTAAAGGCAAGTTTGTAGTTGAGGACTTCATAGCACCTATTGATGTGGTGTTTTATTATGGATTAGATTGGGGGTTCTCACAAGACCCAACAGCAGTATTAAGATGTTTTATAATAGGCAATGAGTTATATATTGATTATGAATCAGGTGGTACTCAGGTTGAATTGGATTTGACTTATAAGTTAATTGATTCCATACCACAAGCAAAACAATATACAATAAGAGCAGACAGTGCTAGACCTGAAAGCATTAGTTTTGTAAGAAGGCAAGGTTATAAGATTGAATCAGTACATAAATGGTCAGGTAGTATTGAAGATGGTATTGAATTTATTAGAAGTTTTAAGAAGGTTCACATCCACACAAGATGTATGGAAGTGGCAAGTGAGTTTGTGAAGTATAGTTACAAGGTAGATAGAATGACTGGAGATATACTACCTACGATAGTTGATGCTCACAATCATTATATTGATGCTCTTCGTTACTCATTACAACCAATGATTAAGAAGAAGGGCAAACCAAAATTGGCACGAGTTATAGGAGCATAACAAAATGGGAATTGAGTCAAGACATCCACATTTCGTAAATACACAAGAACAATGGCAACGCATTAGAGATTCATTTAATGGCAGTGATTCAATCAAGGGAAAGAGTGAGAGTTACTTACCTAGATTAAGCGGTCAAAATAATGATGAGTATGATTCATACAAACTAAGAGCGGTTTATTACAATGGCATAGAGCGAACAGTCAGAGGTTTGGTTGGTGCTGTGATGAGAGTCAACCCTATTATTGAAGTGCCAAAGAAGATTGAGGGTTTGTTAGAAGATATAACCAACACTGGTGTATCGTTAAATGACTTCATTTCTTATATGTTATCTGAACAATTATTAATGGGCAGACAGGGCATCTTGGTTGATAGAGATAATGAAAGACCTTACTTGACTGGTTATTCTACAGAACAGATTACTAACTGGCTTGATGATAGGATTATCCTTGAAGAGAATTACCGCAGAATAAACAAAGACGACCCGTATCAGTCTGACTATGATATTCAATATCGTGAATTAGTCAAAGATGGTAATAGTTACATTGTTAATGTTTGGCAGAAATTTGATGCTGGTTGGCAAATTGTAGAAGAGATTGTACCAACTAGAAAGGGAACACAATTAACTGATATTCCATTCATTGGTATTAGTGGTGATGGGTTTAATCTAAGCCCTAGCACACCGCCTATGTTGGCGTTATCTGATACTGGCTTATCAATGTATAGAACATCAGCAGACTTGGAACACGGAAGGCATTTCACGGCATTACCTACACCGTATGTAACTGGTATTGATGTTGATAGTGAATTATCAATAGGTTCAGGTTCAGCGTGGATATTGCCCGATTCAAGTAGTAGAGCAGGTTATTTAGAATTTAGTGGTCAAGGACTACAAGCATTAGAGAAGGCTATGGAAGAGAAGCGTTCAATGATGGCTTCATTAGGTGCTCAATTATTACAATCTCAGAAAGCAGGTATTGAATCAGCAGATAGTATTAGGTTAAGACAGAACGCTGAAGCATCTACTTTGATTGGTGTGGTTAAGACAGTAGAGAGAGCAATCAAACAGGCATTAATTACTATGGCTGAATGGGAAGGTGTAGCAGGTGATGTTGTTGTTAATTTGAATACTGACTTTGTAGATACTAAGATTAACGCTCAGGATATGAGTTCATTGATGGGTGCTTGGCAGTCGGGTGGTATTAGTCACGATACATTCTTATTCAATATGAAGAAAGGTGAGATATTACCGCCTGATACTACTATTGAAGATGAGAAAGGTCGTATTGATTTAGATGTCTAAAACCGTTAATGAAAGAGTAAAGGATAAGATTATTGGTCATTCAGTTGACCTTAATCGCCTTGAAATTCAAATGAAGAAGGATATTGTCAAGGAATTAAAAGTCCTTGAGAAAGACCTTATCAAAAAGTTAGAGAAGTCAAACATCTTAAATGGTAAGCCTATGACAAGGTTTAAACAGAAACGATTACAGACATTACTCAAACAGACACAAGAAACAATTAAAACTGCTTATGCTAGAATCAGGGTTCAACTGAATGATGATTTAGTTAAGGTAGCAGGTATATCAGAAGCACAAACTGTAAATGCTATTAACAAATCAGTTAAGGCAGAAGTGTTAAGCACAGGTATGAGTAAACAAGCATTAAAGGCTATTGCTTCAAATTCTCTTATTGAAGGTGCTCCCAGTAAAGAATGGTGGGCAAGAAGAAGTGTAGCATTGAAAGATAAGTTTTCAGATACCGTCAGACAAGGTATGTTGTCAGGTGAAACTACTCCCAATATAGTAAGAGCGTTAAGAGGCTCTAAAGCACTAAGATATAAAGACAGCGTACTAAGTGGCAATTATAGAAGTGCTGAAGCGTTAGTAAGGACAAGCATACAGACAGTTGCTAATCAGGCAAGGATAGATACATACCGTGAGAATGATGACATTATGAAAGGCTATGAATGGTCGGCTACCTTTGATGATAGAACTTCTGATGTATGTATGGCGTTAGATGGACTTCAATGGGATTTTGAGTTTAACCCAATAGGACACGGTACAACCTTTCCCGGATATACTGCTCATTGGAATTGTCGTTCAGATGTTGTTGGTATTACTAAAAGTTGGAAAGAACTTGGTGCTAAGGGTAAGTTTAAAGAGATACCTAAGTCAACAAGAGCCAGTATGGATGGTCAAGTTAGTGGAAAGTTAAACTATGAAGGCTGGTTAAAGACTAAAGGTGAGGCATTTCAAATTAAGACTTTGGGTGCTGGTAAACATAAGTTATGGAAAGAAGGCAAGTTAGGATTAACAGATATGGTGAGTGGTAGTGGAAACCCATTAACGCTTGGTCAATTAGAAACAAAATTAAACCTTTAAAAATAACGCAGTTTATGTAAAATAAAGATGTCAGTGACAATTTAATTATTCGGAGAATAAAATGAGTGAAGCAGTAGTAGAAACAAAAACATATTCAGAAGAAGAGTATGGAAGTCTTAAAACAAAGTTAGACGAATTCCGTTCTAACAATGTAACCCTATTAAAGAAACAAGAAGAACTTGAAAGCAAGTTTAATGGCATTGATTTAGATTCATATAACGATATGATTCAACAAGCCAGAGATTTGAAAGATAAGAAACTTATTGATGAAGGCAAGATTGATGAATTATTAGAAGAGCGTACCAAGTCAATGAGAGAAGAACATAATAATGCCCTTGAAGGTATGAAGGGTGAGCAATTAAACCTTACTAAGAAATTAGAGCATTTATTGATTGATAACGCAGTAAGAGATTCGGCTTTAAAGGCTGGTGTGGTTGATACTGCGATTGATGATGTTGTATTACGCTCACAATCTATCTTCTCAGTTAAAGAAGGTCAGGCTGTACCTCACGATAAAGATGGAAACATAATCTTTGGTAATGGTAATAGCGACCCTATGAGTGTTAATGAATGGGTTAAGGGCTTAACAGAATCAGCACCTCATTTATTCAATGCTTCTACTGGTAGTGGCTCACAACACGGCTCTAGTTTTAATGGAACAAGCAATACAGTATCAAGAGATGTATTCAATAGTATGTCTCAACAAGACAGAAGTAAATTCGCTATTGATGGTGGTAAAGTTGTAGATAAATAAAAATACTCTCTCCTCAAGTTAGTTTTTTAGCCCTTCTTCATTGAAGGGTTTTTTTTGTATTTAGTATTTGACACGACTTTGTTTTATGCTATGATGTTAATCAAGCAACGGTGTTGCCTAATTTTCTACAGCGTAGATACAACAATTAGGGGGCATTTGACTCTCTAATATTTAAAATTAAATAAGGAGTCAATATAATGGCAAATACTTTAACAAATCTAGCCGGTGATATTTATAAAGCCGCAGACACAGTTGGTCGTGAATTAGTAGGTTTTATCCCTTCAGTTACTATCAACGCAGGTTCAGAAAGAGCCGCAAAGGGCGATACTATTCGTTCGTTTATCACTGCTTCAGCAACCGCTAATAACATTACTGAATCAATGACAATCCCACAAGGTGATGACCAAACTATCACAAGTTCAACTATGACTTTGAGTTCTGCTAAAGCAGTTCAAATTCCAATGACTGGTGAAGATGTCAAACATCTAAATAATGGTTCAGGTTATGAAACAGTTTATGGCGACCAAATTGCTCAAGCAATGCGTACCCTAACTAATGCTATTGAATCAGACTTGGCTACTGCCGCTTATCAAGGTGCTTCTCGTGCTGTTGGTACTGCTGGTACTACTCCATTCGCTTCAAACTTTAATACTATTGCTCAGGCAAGACAAATTATTGTTGACAATGGTGGTGCTACTAATGATGGTCGTTTATCTCTAGTGATGAATACTTTGGCTGGTACTAATCTTCGTAACTTATCTTCTTTACAAAGCGTAAATCAAGCAGGTTCAGATGTTATGTTGCGTCAAGGTACTTTGTTAGATTTACAAGGTGTTATGATTAAAGAGTCTGCTCAAGTTGTAGCACATACTACTGTGGGTTCTGATGACCACGTGGTTAATGGTGTTACTGCAGTTGGCGATACTACAATTACTGTAGATGGCACTCAAACTACTGATTGTGCGGCTGGTGATGTTGTTTCATTCTCAGGCTCAAGTGCTAACTATGTTGTTGCTAATCAGACTACTTCGTCTTCACTTGTTCTTAACTCACCGGGTGGTCAAGCAATCATTGCTGATAACGAAACTATTGCTACTGGTGCAAGTTACACAGGTAATGTGATGTTTAACCAAAATGCTATTGAGTTAGGAATGAGAGCACCTGCTGTTCCTAATGGTGGTGACTCAGCAGATGATGCTATGTTAGTACAAGACACACATTCAGGTTTAGTGTTCGAGATTCGTGTTTACAAGGGTTACCGTAAGCAGATGATTGAAGTTGCCGCTACTTGGGGTACTAAGGCTTGGAAGTCTGACAATATTGCTCTATTAATGGGTTAATATTTAATATCATATCAAATTGGGGCGGAGTTATGACCACCCCACCTAATTTAAAAACGGAGAATAAAATGCCAAAAGAAAGTATTAAAAAGACTATTAAAAAGGTAGTCAAAAAAGCAACTCCAAGTAAGTTTGTTGAAATGACAAGAGAAGATGGCTTAAAGGCTAATGTTCATATTAACAATGTAGCAAAATTCAAAGACGCTGGATATAGATAATGGCAATTGACGCAACCGCTAATGGTGCTAGTGCTGATAGTTACGCTACAGTAGCAGAGGGTGATACATATCACGATAACCATTTATACGCTACTGATTGGACAGGTGCTACTACTGCCAATAAAGAGAAAGCCCTTAAAATGGCTACTCGTATATTAGATGAAAAAATAGACTGGTCTGGAACTAAAACCACCGATTCACAGGCTTTAGCGTGGGGAAGGAGTGATGTTCTAGATGACGGTTATTCAGTATCATCAACAATCGTACCTGAACCAGTTAAGAACGCTACTATTGAATTTGCTCGTCATTTATTAGCAAGTAACTCAACTGGTAATGCTGATGGTAAGGGTTTATCTAGTTTGACTGTAGGCTCTATCTCATTAGCCTTTGATAAGACTGATACTGCTGGTGTTATGCCTTCTATTGTTCAAGAAATGCTAAGAGGCTGGGGAACTATTAATGCTCGTGCTAAGTTTGGTACGGTAGCAGTAGTTAGAACTTAATGGGATTAAAGGCATCAATAGGAAAGATTGTAGAGTCGGCTATTGTTACTGTAGGTGACTTAGCAGAAACTATTACCTATAACGCTAGGACTACTGGTTCGTATAATGTTACAACTGGTGCTGTGGCTCATACTGCTACTACTTATTCATTAAAGGCTGTATTAAGCCCATTAGGTGGAAAGGTAGATGCTAATGATGTAAGCACTCAATTCACTGGTGATTTATCAATGATA